TTCGGCTCGGCACATTGAGTTTGACGCGTTTGTTATCGGCGCTGATTATGTTAAACAAGCTAATAATTTATTGGGGGCGCTGGAAGCAGGCGATAGCGGTACGCTTGTACATCCGTGGTTTGGCACATTAAAAGTCAATGTTGAACGGTGCCGGGTTAGTTTTGATAACGGGCTGGGTGTTGCAAGATTCAGTTTGTCATTTATTGAGGCCGGTGAGCTAAGCTTTCCAAACCCTGCCAATTCGACTCAAGCATTATCAAGGGCTGCAGCTGCAAAGCTAGAAAGCGCAAGCGTGGGATGGTTTGGTCAAGTCGTTGCGTTTACAGGTCAATTAAAAGCGGTCGCTGGAAAAATAACCGCGATTGCATGGCAGATCAGCTCAATAATCGACCAAGGATTGACGATTTATGGCCAGGTCTTACAGTTTGTGTCCAATCCGGTTTTTGCTTTATCCAGTTTATTAGGGTTTGGGTCATTACCCGGTAATATTAATAGCCTGGTTGGATTGTTTAGTTCGCCAATTGATTTAGGCTGGAACTTTGCAGGCTTATTAAATATATCAGCGCTGGCAAAAGATGGGACCTTAACCGCCTCTGGGAACTTTGCAGGCTTATTAAATATATCAGCGCTGGCAAAAGATGGGACCTTAACCGCCTCTGATATGACATTAACAAACATGGTACGCGGCTTAACACAAATGTCTCAAAATCCTGCATTAGCCGCGCCGATTATCCCTGCTTTTACAACAGCAACGACCGCGCAAGCATTAAGCAATCAGCTTGCAATACTGGCTAATACCCGGCATTTGTTATTAGTGCAAGCGGTTGGACTGTCTAGTTATCTGTCATGCTCGGTTTATGATGATACAGTAGCGCTAAAAAATGAACTTTGTGCGGCACTGGAAGCTGAAGCCACGCAAGCGACTGACGATTTGCTTTGTTTTGCTTTGCTGGATGCCAGGTCAGCGGTTTGGGAGGATCTAACCACCCGCGCACGTGATAGCGCTCGCTTAACGACGATTATCCCGGATGATGTTATGCCAACCCTGGCGATTGCTTATGATTACTATCAGGATGCAAACCGTGACTTAGAAATCGTAGCAAGAAATAAAATTAGCAATCCAAATTTTACCCCCGTGTTACCGCTTAAAGTACTCAGTCAATGAACGATAATGTCACTTTAACAGTCAATAACAAGGACTACGCGGGCTGGAAATCAGTGCGTATTGAAGTAGGATTAGAGCGTATCGCCCGAAGTTTTGAATTATCTGTTACTGAATATTGGCCTGGCTCAACGGATGGCGCACGGCGGATTACACCCGGTGATTTGGTCGAAATACGCATTGGCGATGATCTCGTATGCACCGGTTATGTAGATGCTACACCGATAGATTATGACGCTCAAAGCATTACGATCATGATTAATGGCCGTAGCAAAACGGCTGATTTAGTTGATAGTTCGGCTGATGTATCGGGCGGCCAGTTCAAAAATTTAAGCGCTGAAGCAATTGCTAAAAAACTGGCCGATCCTTACAGCTTACTTGTAGTATCCGAAGTAGCCACAGGCACCGCGCTAACAGATCATCAAATACAGCAAGGCGAAACTGCTTTTGAGTCTCTTGATCGTATCGCTAAACAGCGACAAATATTAATTACAGATAACGAGAATGGGGATGTCGTTCTTGCAGCACCTGGCAGCTCAGGCACTGCTTACGATACTTTAGTATTGGGCGAAAATATCTTATCGGGCTCCGCTGGCTTTGATTTTACTGATGTGTATAGCGCTTATACGGTCAAAGGTCAAAAATCGGGTACTGATGACAGCTTTGCTAAAAATACTGCTGAATCCAGCGGTACAGCGGTTGACAGTAATGTTAAGCGGCATCGTGTTTTAGTCGTAAGACAGTCAGGCCAGGCAGATAATGCAACCTGTCAGCAACGCGCTGCTTATGAGCAGCAAGTTCGCCGCGCAAAAACCAGTGAGGTCCGATATCGGGTCGTAGGTTGGCATCAATCTAATGGCGCTCTTTGGACGCGTAATACTACTGTAAACGTTATTGATCAAATTATGGCGCTGAATACAGCGCTTTTAATTTCAGAAGTGATTTACACGTTAGACGAAAGCGGCGAAATTACTGAGTTGGTAGTGATACCCCCCACGGCTTTTACCACTGAACCAGAAACTAAAGCAAAAGCCAAGAAACGCAAAAAAAGCGACCAAGGCCCCGACATGTCCTGGATGGATTAAAGTGAGTTTACATAAATTAATAGCGCCACTTGCCAGACGGATATCAAATATATTGGCACGCGGATCGGTCACACTGGTCAATGCGTCTGGCAAGCTGCAAACCTTACAAATCAGTTTGTTAAGTGATGAATCTAAGGATTCAGTTGAGCATTTTGAACCCTATGGCTTTACCAGTAATCCCCGCACCGGCGCTGAAGTATTGGCGGCATTTATTGAGGGGGATCGATCTCACGGCATTGTTTTGATGGCGGTTGATCGTCGATATCGATTGCAAAATTTAGTGCCCGGAGAGGTGGCAATTTATGATGATCATGGCAGTTATATTAAACTCACACAATCAGGAATTGTTATCAATGGTGGCGCTCATTCTATTACTATCAACAATGCTGCTACAGTGACGGTTATTGGCGGTGATGTTTTTGCCGACGGTATCAGTTTAAAAAATCATCATCACAATGAACATGATGGACCCTCTACCAGTGCTGCTCAAGCTTAAGCCCTTTTATACTGACCTATGTTGACATTACAACTCGTCGTTGACGGGGTATCGATTAATGCGGTTGACGTGTTAGATGATTTACCCCGTGCGGTTATTATTAGTCTATTTACCTGGCGTCGAGCCAATGGTGACGATGAATTACCAGCTTCAAAAAAATATGGATGGTGGGGTGATAGTTACGCGCAACTGCCCAATGACCGCATTGGCTCACGACTTTGGCTATTATCACGCTCAAAAATGACAAATGATACTGTAGCCCGTGCGCAAGAATACGCCACCGAAGCGCTGCAATGGCTGATTGATGACGGTGTTGCGGATAGCGTGCAAATTTTTGCAGAACGCGAAGGGTTATCTATGCTGGCATTACAAATACGCATTACACGCGGCAACGCGGCATTGCTTAATATCCGATTTATTAACGTCTGGGATTATCTAAATGCCTTTTAACCGACCACTATTAATCGACTTAATTAATCGCGTTAGAAATGATGTTGTCTCGCGCTTAACCAATCCCGATCTACTGAGACGCACTAATGCTGAAGCTTACACTAAAGCTTTATCGGGGGCTGCACATGGGCTGTATGGCAATCTCGACTGGCTCGCTAATCAGCTAATTTATGACACTGCTGAAACTACGCTGTTAGAGCGCTGGGCAAGCATCTGGGGGATTACCCGAAACAGCGCTACACAAGCCGTAGGTTTTGCAGTATTTACCGGATCAAGTGGCGCTCCCATTCCGGCTGGAACAATACTCACCGCTTTTGATGGTGTGCAGTATGCTACTAATGCGTTATCAACGATTGTTGGCACAACAGCCACTGTGGCTATTACTGCGGTATCAGCCGGATTGAATGGGACTCGAACGTCTGGTCAAACATTAACAACACAATCACCGATCCCTGGCATTTTTGCATCGGCTGTTGCTGGAGCATTAACAGGAGGGGATGACATTGAAAGTGATAATACACTTAGGGCGCGGTTTTTAACCCGCATTAAACAACCTCCACAAGGTGGGTCTAAAACAGATTATGCCAACTGGGCATTAGCTGTTCCGGGTGTTACGCGGGTATGGGTATCGCCTTTAGAATTAGGCGCGGGTACCGTGACTGTGCGGTTTATGATGGATGCAACGTACTCCAGCGGAATCCCTTTGTCTGGTGATGTAACGACTGTTTACAATGCTTTAGCTGCTTTAAAGCCAGTGACTAGTAATTTAACAGTTGTTGCTCCAGTTGCTAATCCGCTCAACTTTACCATCACTGGATTAAGCCCAGGTAACGCCACTGTGCAGGCTGCAGTGGCTCAATCACTGACTGATTTAATATCAAAAGATGCTGTGCCGGGCGGTACGTTATTATTGAGCCACATCAATGAGGCTATAGCAATCGCCTACGGAGAAACTGATCATGTGCTGACACTGCCCTCTGCTAACGTCGTCAATACGACTGGCTATATTACCACCATGGGTGTCATAACATGGGTATAACAGCAACTGATTATGCAGATGTATTAACTAAATTACTGCCACCGGGGCCGGCTTGGGATGTAACACCGGGGTCAGTGTTAGCGTTATTTTTAGATGCCTGGTCACAAGAGCTGTCGCGGATACAATCGCGGTCAGTGACTTTGATCGATGAAGCGGACCCGCGCACAACAAACGAGTTATTGACTGATTATGAGCGGATCTTCGGATTACCAACAGATTGCATGGTGGGTATTAGTCAAACATTACAGCAACGCCACAACGCCTTAGTTGCACAAATGACTGGGATAGGTGGTCAATCAAAAACTTATTTTATTAATCTGGCTGCCTCAGCAGGTTTTACAATCACTATCACTGAGTTTACTTTTTGCACAGTCAGCATGACCGTGGCAGATTTAATTACAGATGGCCAATGGGCTTACGCTTGGCAGGTTAATTCAGCACTTTATGCATTCAGTATATTTACTGTCCTTAGTAGTGTATCTGATCCTTTGGCGGTTTGGGGTAACACAGCGCTAGAATGTTTGATCAATCGCTTTAAACCGGCTCACACTATTGTGCTTTTTGCATATACCTAAAGAGGAAAAAATGGAAACTAGAAATTATTTATCAGGGGCCAGTGCAACGCCACCCATTGCTCCAGGGTCCCCCAGCAACGGTTACCCAACCGCAGGCAATCCGTCAACAGCAACACCCGCCACTCAGCCTGGCCCGCACTGGTTTTATAAAATCGGGGAAGAGTTGCGTGCACTGTTAACTAGCGCAAGTATTACGCCTGCAGATACTGATTTAACTCAAGTTGCAAAGGCAATCCAAAGTGGTGCGCTATTTACAGCAAGCAATACCGGAACCCCTGATGTTCTTGTAGCGGCTTTTAGTCCGCTAGTGACAGTATTAACCAATGGCATGTCGCTAAGCATTCGCGCCGCTGCAAAA